GAAAGCAATCGATGCTGGCTATCAGGTATCCTTTTTTCCTGATAATATACAAAGCAAAGACGTCAACGATATGGTGACGAAAGAGAACTTTACTATTGAAGAAATTAGCGGTATAATATACAGGAACGCTGTGAGTAGTTTGGCAGCGAAATTAAAATTAGCGACATGGAGAAAGGTATGAGTCAAATTCTAGTGACAAAGCGCACTGGCGAAAAAGAACCAATGGACTTGGATAAGTTTCATAAGGTTGTTTCGTTCGCGTGCGGCGATTTGTCAGGTGTATCAGCGTCAGAAGTAGAAATCAAATCACACATTCAGTTCTATAATGGTATCACTACCTCTGAGATTCAGGAGTGCATCATCAAGGCTGCGAGCGAGTTGATTAGCGAAGATACTCCCAACTATCAGTTTGTTGCTGGACGTTTGATTAACTATCATCTACGCAAGCAGGTGTTCGGTAAGTTTGAGCCAGACAACCTGTACGACCATTACGAAAAGATTCAAGCACTAGGTTATTATGACGCAGAACTTTCTACTGCTTATACACTAGAGGATTGGGATGCGCTAGACAAGTACATCAAGCACGAGCGCGATTTATCACTCACCTATGCTGCGATGGAGCAGTTCCGTGGTAAGTATCTAGTCAAGAACCGTGTCACAGGTCAAATCTTTGAGACACCGCAGATCGCATACATGCTAATCGCGATGACTCTGTTTCAATCATACCCGAAAGAAACAAGGTTGAAGTTTGTCAGAGATTACTATGACATGATTAGCCAGCACTATGTGTCGCTTCCTACTCCAATCATGGCAGGTGTGCGTACACCGCAACGTCAGTTCTCTAGCTGTGTGCTAATCGAAACTGATGACTCGCTTGATTCTATCAACGCAACCAGTTCTGCTATCGTGAAATACGTCAGTCAGAAAGCTGGCATCGGTGTTGGTCTTGGTTCTATCCGCGCTATCGGTTCACCTATTCGTGGCGGAGATGCCGTACATACTGGCGTTGTTCCTTTCGCACGTCTGTTTCAGTCAGCAGTCAAGTCATGCAGCCAAGGTGGTGTGCGTGGTGGTGCTGCGACCGTGTACTATCCTGTGTGGCACCTAGAAGTCGAAGACCTGCTTGTACTCAAAAACAACAAGGGAACTGAGATGAATCGTCTGCGCCAGATGGACTATGGCGTGCAGTTTAACAAGCTGATGTACGAGCGTCTAGTGACTGGCGGAAACATCACGCTGTTCTCGCCGAAGGATGTTCCTGGATTATACGAAGCCTTTTTCAACGACCAAGACAAGTTCCGTGAGTTGTACGAGAAAGCTGAGCGCACTCGCTCCATCCGTAAGAAATCTATTCCTGCAGTCGAGCTGTTCTCTATGTTTATGCAGGAACGCAAGGACACAGGTCGCATCTATCTAATGAACGTCGACCATGCTAACGACCATGGCTCGTTCCTAGCAGACAAAGCACCTGTGCGTCAATCAAACCTATGCGCTGAGATTACTCTACCGACTAAGCCACTCAACGATATCAACGACCCAAATGGCGAGATCGCGCTATGTACGCTGTCAGCTATCAACTGGGGCTTGATTGACGACCCATCTGACTTTGAGAAACCATGTGAGATGGCAGTTCGTGCGCTTGATGCGTTGCTTGACTACCAGAGTTATCCTGTTCTAGCAGCAGAGATAGCGAACAAGGCTCGCCGACCGCTTGGTATTGGTATCATCAACTTTGCTTACTGGCTTGCTAAGAACGATCTGAAGTATCAGGACATCGATGAAGCTGGTCTGATGAAAATTGATAGCATGGCTGAAGCGTGGTCGTACTATCTAATCAAAGCATCCGTCAAGTTGGCAAAAGAAAAAGGTGCGTGTGAGTGGAGCGACCAGACTAAGTACGGACAAGGTATCCTTCCTATTGATACCTACAAGAAAGATGTTGATGCGCTGATGGGTATGAGCGGAGCAAGCGAACCAACCGCACACTGGACTCAGCTACGCAAAGATCTAAAAGAATATGGTATTCGTAACAGCACACTCATGGCTCTGATGCCAGCTGAAACTTCCGCGCAGATATCCAACAGCACCAACGGCATCGAGCCACCTCGTGCGTTGGTATCTATCAAGCAATCGAAGGATGGTGTGTTGGCTCAGGTTGTTCCTGAGATCCGTCGTCTCAAGAATAAATATGACCTGCTCTGGGATCAGAAGTCACCGCTTGGATATCTAAAGATTATGGCTGTGCTACAGAAGTATGTCGACCAGAGTATCAGCGTCAACACCAGCTATAATCCTAAGTTCTATCCCGAAGAACAAATCCCGATGAGCGAATTGTTACAGCATCTGTTGCTGTGCTACAAGTGGGGCATCAAGACACTTTACTACTTCAACACTGCTGACGGTGCTGGTGAAGTAGACGTAGAGTTGAAACCAGTCGAAGCTGATGAAGCTGATTGTGATAGTTGCAAGATTTAAGGAAAACAAATGAAACTGAGATTCAAAACCTACAACCACGAAAACGTAAAGCCAGACCAAGAGAAGACGATGTTCTTCGATGAGTCAGTTGCTATTGCTCGTTATGACGTACAGAAGTATCCGTTCTTTGAAAAGATGACGGATCGCCACCTCGGCTTCTTCTGGCGTCCTGATGAAATCGACGTCACACGTGATGCTAAGGACTTCAAGGAACTGACACCGCACGAACAGCACATCTTTACCAGCAACCTGAAACGTCAGATCGTGCTTGACTCCGTGCAAGGTCGCAGTCCAGTCACTGCATTCCTTCCTATTGTTTCGCTTCCTGAAGTTGAGACATGGATTCAGACGTGGGCTTTCTTTGAGACTATTCACTCACGAAGCTACACTCACATCATCCGCAACGTCTATGCTAATCCGAGCGAAGTGTTCGACGGTATCAACTCTATTGCTGAGATCGTCGACTGCGCCAAGGATATCAGTAGATACTACGATGAGTTGGTTCTATGGAACAACCACGGTGAGTACGGAAGCTACAAACACAAGAAAGCACTATGGCTCGCATTGAATGCTGTCAACGTGCTAGAGGGTATTCGCTTCTATGTGTCGTTCGCTTGTTCGTGGGCTTTCGCCGAACAGAAGAAATCTATGGAAGGCAATGCTAAGATTATCAAGCTGATTGCGCGCGACGAGAACCTACACCTCGCTTCTACTCAACACATGCTAAAGACGCTACCAAAGGATGACCCAGACTTTGCTAAGATCGCAATCGAAACCGAGCAAGACTGCATCGCTATCTTTGACTCAGCGGTAGAGCAGGAGAAGTCGTGGGCGAAGTATTTGTTCAAGGATGGCTCTATGGTTGGTCTGAACGAACAGATGCTGTGTGAATACGTTGAGTGGCTGGCTGCGAAGCGCATGCGCTCAATTGGTCTACCGACTAAATATAAGAGCGGTACGAATCCTCTACCATGGACTCAGCGTTGGATTGCTGGTTCTGAGGTTCAGGTTGCACCACAGGAAACAGAGATTAGTTCGTACATTGTCGGTGGTGTCAAGAAAGATGCTACTTCCGAAACATTCCAAGGATTCAGCTTATGAAAACCTACAAACAATTTATGGAACAGTATTCTGGCAGAACAATTGGTTCGAAAACCAATAGCACTGCTGGTGCAGCAATGGCAAAACGCGCATCAAATGCACGTGCCGCAGAAAAAGTAGATAAGAAAAGCGAAAAGATTATTGCTGCTACAAACAGAGAAGCAAAACCAGTCAAGCCACTTGGTGAAGACGACCGCATGCTAGATCCTACTAACGTCGAAGAACCAAAGAAAAAGAAACCTGAGCCACCAGAAACTCAGCTACCATACGGAATGTAAATGAAAACCATCGGTCTCGATTATTCGATGACCAGTCCTTCAATATGTGTTCATTATGGCGAAGAATGGTCTATTCGAAACTGCCAGTTCTATTTTCTCACAGATAGACCTAAACTGGAAGGCAAAACAAATCAATTCAACGGAACGCTACACCCTATTCACTCATGTGAAGAACAGCGATACGACAACATCTCAAACTGGGCGATGAGTATCATACAACCAGTTGATGCGAATAGAATTGTGTTAGAGGGTTATTCGTTCGGTTCTACTGGTCGAGTATTTCATATCGCTGAGAACATTGGATTGTTGAAGCACAAGATGTGGGAAGCAAAGTTCAAGTTTGATGTAATTGCTCCCACTGCTATTAAGAAGTTCGCAACTGGTAAAGGTAATGCGAACAAAGAAAAAATGCAAGAATCATTTATTGCAGAAACCAACATTGATGTTAAGCTGGTATTAAGCCAGTCTGAGAAACAATGGTCGCCGAGCGGTGACATTATAGATTCATACTATATGTGCAAATATGCGCACCACCTAGCAACGACAGGAGAACAACCTGATGATAGATTTACCACCGACAATACCAAGTGACTTCCCACAGAACTCTGTTGTAATTGTGATGGATGCTAGTCAGCACATTAACGAAGATCGTCTGTATATTTACAAAGTCAACGATAAGCAAGAAGCTGTTCTTGTCAAAAGAACTAAGACCGCTCATGGTATTGGCTCAGACCGCAATCGTGATGGCTACATTGATAGATTCAGCAACAAATACAACACCTATGCCAACAGCGAGGGTGTTTATAAAATAGCTGAGAGATATCGTGGCTCTTGGAGTCCAGCCTACAGACTTGATGGACTTGACAAAACTAACAGCAATGCGCGTGGTCGTGCGATTGTGCTACACGAAGCTGACTATGTCACCAAGTATCGCGCAGGATATTCGCAGGGCTGTATCGTTGTCTATCGTGGGTTTGTTAAAGGTACACTCGTTCCGCTTATCTCTACCGCCAGTTCAGCGTGGCTGATAGTTAAGAATGGCACGCTTCCTGTAAAGCATTGATTTCATTAGAGTTATAAGTCATTGATTTGTAAGGGTTTAATTCCTTTACTTTTGGCTCCAACTAGGGTATAATATTCTTATCTGATAGGAGTATATTATGTTGGTCTATTGTAAATCGTCGTTCAAGCCCAAGAAGAAAAAGCGCACACCTGTTGCCAAAGCCAAGAAGTTCGTTCCGTCGTTCAAACCTATGCGCGAGATCGACTTCACTGCTGGTAAATATCGCGCGACCGACACAGCGCACATCCCCTCTAAAATTGAATCGTTCCTCGCCGAGCACGCACCAACGCACGTCATTCCCACTAAATATGATGGTGAGTTGGCTATTCGTGAAGCAGTCGCGCAGGAAGAAATCGCACGCAAAGCTAAGTGTGTCGCTCCTGCTTTCAACAAAGGAAATTACACCTATATCGCTTCCGAAGAACAAGCCAAGTGGGTGGGTAGAAAATAAAGGGGAACTCTAATGGGTTTGGCCAAAGTATTATTTGCGTCAACCTTATTATGTTTGAGTGGATGTGTATTCGATTATGAAGTTCGAAGAGTAGATGTTAGAACCTACGACGAGGTCCGTGAAGTAAATTGTGTCAGATCCGTCGCATGCTATACCTGTGACAATGATAATTGTAGCAAGTTGTTTGACAGCCAATACAAATGTCCTGCCACCAATACCACTACTGTAAAAATTGTAGAATATGTTTCAGTAAGAAAGTCGGGTGCTGAAAGATTAATGAAAGACGAACAATACACTGGTGTTCCTTACGAACAGCTGTGTAGGGATTGGATTCTTCCGACTATCGTTGAACCTATTAAAGTGAGATAAAAATGTTTTGGGATTTTGCAATGATGACTTTTGGCATTGGGGTTGCTATCGTAGTAATCGCGTTTGCTGTTGGACTAGGAATTTGGGGTTATTTTAAGTTGGCATACTTGTTGCATAGAAAGGCGAAGCGAGCCATGCTTCCGCACGACATCTATGTCAACTATGACTACACCCCGAAAAAGAACAGGAAAAAATACCGCAAACCTAACGGAGATTCGAAATGAATGCATTAAAATATATGTGGCACAAGTTTGACACCAACATGACATCTGCTTACTATGCTCTTGGCTTGACTCTGGCTAAAATTCCTGAGTCTATTTTCTTCCTCGCTGTCACTGTGTGGGCTGTCGGAATGGTGGTGTTGGTCTTCATCTAATGGCATTTAAGCGTAAAACAAAACGTGGTAGTGGTGGTAATCGAACCACCACTACAACGCACAACGACGGAACAGGATTTTCTCGTTCCTATTCTTCCAGTTCTACTGGCAAGCAAAAAACTGGATCTGGTGCTCGCTACACCACCACAATACACTCGGATGGGCGAACCACCAAAACCATCACTAGACATGGAGCCAACGGATTCATCAGCAAAAGTTCTAAGACAACTGGTGGATCTAAAAAGCCCAAGAAAATTAAAGCAAAATTATCAACACCCAAGTATAAATCTACAAAAATTCGGAATGTCTTTTCTAGAAGAAGATCTTCTTCTGGTAGGTCAAGAAGTTCCTCTAGCCGAGGAAGATCTGCTTCTCCGCAAGAGGTGATGGCCACGCTATTTCTCATCGGAGGAATCGGTGTCCTCTATCTGATTGTCGCCTACTGGCAATACATTCTGGCTGCGATTGGCGTTGCAATTTTATTTGCAGTAATTTACTTTCTAAACAAGCAGAAATAAAAATTTTTTTCTGGAACCCACTTTATCATGAACCTCGCTCTCATTTTTTTAATTGTCGCTGCTCTCTTCGGCTACACTGCTGAGAAAAATCTCGACGACAACCCTGACCTCGGCATCCCAGCCACAGCAATTTCTATAATCTGCACCGTGGCTGGGCTCATGATCATCTTCTTAGAGAGGTGCAGCTGGTGAAACCAATCCTAGTCCTAGCAAGTTCCCCTAATTCTGGCTTCGCATGGATCGCCAAGCACGGAGATTCCTTTCGCGACAAGCACCATCATAGCTGGCATACCGCATCTAACACAGCTGAGCTGGAGCATGTTCTGACAACAGAGTTCGTCGACAAGCAGATGGATGATATTGACGTCGAGGGATATATTCTCCCTGACTTTCAGAATAATCCCCAGAAAGCACTCATGATAGAGCTGATTATAAACCATAAACGAAGAATCAGCAACGCATCCGCCGAGAAATTTGTAGCAACACTGTTACAGTCATGAAAGTAATCATTCACCACCAAGAAAATATTGGTAACACAGTGCATTTCATTGTTAGCAGTCTCAGCAGCATAAAAGCAATGATAGAAATATTCCCGCACGAAGACATCGAGGGAGAAATCCGTCCATCAGCCAGAAACAACTCAGAACTACAAGATATTCTAAAAGAAATCTATAATCATAAGCTGACACTATGGAACAAAACTGGCGATATCCTAAGAAATCCACTGCCACATGAGAAATTCCTTGAAGTCCTAGAGAAAAATGGACTAGGAATAACACCCAGTGCATAGTGATAGGAATAAAATATCCCTCGTCTTCCTAACACTAAGGATAATGCTATACGTGTATGTGATAGTGTGGATATATTTGAACATTTTTCGCTGAAAATTGATGCTTAAATAAAAGGGATAAAAATGGGGTATGTGTCTCTCGCGACATATATCGTCTGAATCAATAAAAAGGAGATATAAACTATGAAGATATTCTATGTGACATTAGGGATTGCATTACTGATTGCACTCCTAGCACTCATCCCATGGATCGGGTTCTGGGCTATCGGCACGCTGTTTGCATTCCATATTCCCCTGACGTGGAGCACTGGTCTGGCATTCTGGGTGTTGATTGCACTACTAAAGGGTGGCGAAGTCCAACTAAACCGAGGAACACACGTATGATTCGCCTAGTCATAATGATTGCACTGGTGTGGATCGCTTATAAACTAATAAAAGACGCAAGGAGAAAGTAAAATGGGACAATGGTTAATTGATATTGGGGCTGATAAAGCTCTGGGAGTGCTTATTATAGTGTTATCTTTCTATTTTGGGCTCAAGATGTTCTTTATGTCTAGGGGACCAGTAGAGGGTGTCGGTGTTGGGAAGCGTGCACGTGATGAAGATGGTCGGTTTGTCGCTGATGATCCGTCGACTGAAGCCAATGAAGCCTATGTTGGTGGGAAATCGAGGACTAAGTCCTTGAAAACTAAGAAGAAAGTCGACTAAATCCGTTTTTGGGTCGCTGCAAGGGCTTTGCAAAGCCTTCCTGTGAAGCGATTTTGCGAAAAAGTCCGTCCACGGAGGGTACTAGCTCTTTGGGAGCTTAAAATGACAAGTTATTGATTCCAAAGGAGTTACAAGTGACTGATTTTGTGGGGTTTTTCGGGTTTTTTGCAAGTCATTGATTTTCCAGGGCGTTTTGGCGAAGAAAATGCTTTACATTGCTGGCAAATGGAGTATAATGTCTATTGTAGGGTGAGGGAACGGTCTCTCCCCTGAATTTGAACCTCTACTAAGGATATTATTATGAAAAACACCAAAAACCAAAAGGCTGCGAAAGCCACCCAAGCCAAAGTGCGTGACGTGTCGGTCTCCTTCGACGAATTTATCGCTCTGCGCGGTATCAACTCTGGCTATTACAATGCCACTCCGTCCATGGCTGGTCGCCTGAGTCGCAAGAATCTGGTCGAAGTGACCGAAACCAGCGAAACTGTGCTGGCTCGCGAAACCAAGACCGCCATCTTCTATAAGAAGGTCGTGAAACGCAATGCCTCGCTCACCCCGAGCGGTCTGCGTCTGCTTGAGAAGCTGAACGCTTCCCTGTAATTCGGTCGGTCTGGGTCTAACCCACCCAGACCACTGAGTGAAGCGCGTGTGTGAGCCTGTGATGGACACTCCGCCAGCGTCGCGCGCTTTACTCAGTGGTCTAATAGAATGGAGTAACAAATGCAAAAGATTGACAAAAACAAGTTCCTCGTGATGCGCGCTCTGCTTGAGCATTACAATCCCGAAGATGCTATTGCTTGGTCTGCTACTGCGCGCGAACTTGCGAAGCAGACTGGTCTGAAAGAAAACCAGTGCCTGACCATTGGTCGCCGACTGGCTGATGCTCGCCTTGCGCGCGCGATTCAATCCAGCAAGACCATCAAGTCTGGCTCGAGTGTCAAGAAGAAGCCTATTGTTGGCTTTGCGCTGAACCGCGCTGGTGCTCAAGAGTTCGTTCGAATCGACGAGCAACTGGCTGAGTTGGGCATCAACCTGTAACACAGAAAACCACGTCCATCGGCGGATATCCGATGGGGCTTTGATGGGAGCCAAATCAGAACTGAGTCCATCCCCGAAACCAAGCTGGGTGAAATGCTGGGGCTGTGAGTGAGACCTGACTCACCGTGGAATGATAGTGCGACCACGATACTATGCGTCGCTTCTATACAAACGGGTGGATGACCCATGTTGGGGCACGCTGTGGTGGTGTGTAGCCAACAACCTTTTTGTAAATATCATCATAATACCTCGCCACCCAGAAATGGATGGCTTTTTTATTGGTTTACGAATCGTCCTGGATACGTAAAAAAACTATGTCTTTGGGCGAATTCTTAAACCACCCCTGCAGGCGCGGGTTCTGCAAGTCATTGATATTAAAGGAGTTATAAGTCATTGATTCCATTGGGTTTTCACGGGAATCGCAAGTCATTGATTTTATTGGTTGACATTCCCAGCAGTTCAGGTATAATAGCTGTATGAATAGGGAGAAATCTATGAAAGTGTACGTGAATGACGTAGTGACCGTCGTCTGGTCTAATGGTGCGGGTGAAAGTGACTACCGCGTGGTTGAAAATGAAATCGGTCCTAGTACCTTTGAGCTGGTCGCTGAACGTGAGTTCGGTGAGGGTGTTGATGACGGTGACTTTGACGCTGATGACTGGGCTGCTGTCGTCGCTGATGCTAAGTCTCGTCGGGCTTGGCCATATGGTGGGGTGGTTGAATGAACCCTCTCTGGCTCGGTTGCCCTCTCTGGCTAGTCTATACTGATGAAGCTGGCGTGCTTGAAACTGCTGGCGTCTACTCTACCGCTGAGAAGGCTAGTGTCGTCGCGCGTGAAGCCACCGAAGCCACTGGTCTGAAGTGGGGTGTGCGTATGCTTCCGTCTATTGACTCTAACTGGGAAATCTAATCTATGAATATCAATGACGTCCTGACCTTTATCTCCACGCAAGCCAGTCAACAAGACATGGCCAAGATCGTGGATGCGTATCGCTTCCGCCAAGACTCTCTCCGTCGCTCTGCCAAGGCACAGTTCTCCAAGGGTGACACCGTGACGTGGCACAACAGCCGAACTGGCACTCAGATGTCTGGCTCTATCGCCAAGATCAATCAGAAGTCCATTGACGTGCGAACCGCTCAGGGCATCTGGCGCGTGGGTGCCAACCTGCTGAAGCGAGCGTGAGAGCCGCCGATCTGCAAGTGATTGATTTCCCTAGAGTTACAAGTCCTTGAAAACACAGGACTTTCTGGTAAACATGCAAGTCATTGATTTTATTGGTTGACAAATCGCGCGGTCTACGGTACAATAGTCTTCTAACTAGGAGAGAGTGTATGAAAGGCGAATATTTTATTTGGGAGAAATCCCCCGAAGTAGACGGTAAAGTCGTCACCGTTTTAACCAGCGAGAAAAAGGTAAAGGAATACATTAAATCGCGCGCAGTACAGGTAGACGAGGGCGGTTTCAGCGGTACACTAGAAAATGGCGGTTTCATCGGCGCAATCATTTAACAAATAAGGGGATCTGAAAAGGTCCCTTTTTCCTTACACATCAGTAACTTGTAACTCCTTCAAAATCAATGAGTTGCTAAGTCATTGATTTTATTAGTTGACAAATGAGTCTGGCTAGGGTATAATGACTGTAATGAATAAGGAATCTACCATGACTGAAGCTGACCGTAAAGACGAACTGGGTGCTGTTTATTATGACTTCTATAAGGAAGTCCATGGCATCCGTCCTCGCTGGGTGAACCACGAGGAAGCCACCATTGAGTGGTACGAAGCCGAGCTGGAACAGCTTCAGCTTCAGGCTGACATTCAGTGGCAGGAGCAGCAGGTGCGCGATGCCGAGACCATCGGTGTGGTGGAAGCCAACATCGCCGAGCTGATTGCTTCGGGTGCTGGTGACCGCGCGACTGCTCTGCGTTGGTTGCATGACGCCAATGACACCAACGGCGACTGGGAGTTCCTGTGCTACCACTTGGATCTTCCGTACGGATACTTCCGTGCTGACGCTGGGAGCTGGGTGGAGCCGTAATCTGGCAAGTCCTTGATTTCCCTAGAGTTATAAGTCATTGATTCCAGTCGGTTTTACAGAGAAACGCAAGTCATTGATTTTATTACTTGACATTTGGGACGATCTAGGGTAGAATACTTGTAATGAATAAGGAAACCTATATGACAAAGTTTGACAAATCGAAATTCACCTATTACTCGGGCTATCTGATGTACGACGGTCAATTCGTCGCGCGGTTCAAGTACAGTGGTCCGTTCACCAAGGCTGTCTTTCTGAAGCAACTGCTGAAGAACCATACGGTCGAGGAATACTTTCACAAGCATCAGGTGCAAAACATCGCTCCGCTGACGATTCTGGAACAAGCCGATCCGAAATGGTCTGAGACCACCATGGCTAAGTGGAAAGCCAAGATCGAAGAACGCTATGGTGTTCGCCCGATCCGCACGATGATTACTCTCTAATACAAGGAACACGTATGAGCACTTTCTCAAACATTCTGATTGACATCGAAGAACTTTGGGCTGAAGGCAAGTTCTCCGATGAGATTGCCGAGATCATCAACAAGCAGTATGGCACGGTCTATACTGACGTCGAGATCGACAATGCCATCACCGAGTTCCTCGATGCGCGCGACCAAGCCTACAACGACGACATGGACGGCGACCACGCTTCCGCTCTCGCTTCGGCTGGCTTCGGCACCGACGAGGACTATGGCTACTATGGTGAATGATATCAGCCACGAGGAAGAAGAACGCGTCTGTCGCCTGATTAAACAACATGGCGGTGAGATCGTGCTGAATCCCACAGGCGATGGCGAACAGGTCATCATCGACTTCGACGACATCGTGGAACTCATCCGTGCTGCGAAACGCCAAGAGCGCGCAGACATCATCCTAGACAAGGAACAACAATGAACCGAGTCTACCGCGATCTACTGAGTGGAGCATTCTGGGCTGTGGTTTTCACTGGGGCGATGTTTAGTTTCCTATACTGGTTCTATCGCTGACAGAGCCGCAGTCTGGCAAGTCATTGATTTTGAAGGATTTATAAGTCATTGATTTGCAAGGGGTTTTAAGACTAGTCGTTTTTAATGCTTGACTTCCTCCTGACATAGGAGTATAATGACTGTAATGAATAAGGAAATGCAAATGAAAGCAATCTATAACAACTTCGCGCTGGGTCTGATGACCGTGGCTCTGTTCTGTGTCGTGTTCGCCCTGACGCTGGCTAACCCTGATGAAATTCGTACGCTGGCTATCGTGACTGGTGTGTCGGTTGGCTTGAGCCTGTGGTTCCTTAAAGCAGGTGAAAAGAAATGAGAATTCTTCGCCTAGAGGTCTTCGAAAAGAACGAACTCGTATACATCCGCGAGAAGCCTGTGTTCGCAAAGACGCAAAAAGGCATCAAAGCCACAAACACTCGCCTAGTCAACTGGGCTCAGAAGAACTTCCCTGAGTGGACCGAGGTCACAGTCCAGCCGATCGAGCGTCCAAGAGCCGTGGTCTCGCAAGTCATTGATTCCAATAGGGTTACAAGTCCTTGATTTTACTCGGTTTTCCAGGGATTCTGCAAGTCATTGATTTTCAAGGAGTTTCGATGCTTGACTTTCCAGCCCAACGGGAGTACAATAGCTGTAATGAATAAGGAAACGCAAACTATGAACCTGAGTAAATTTGAGCGCGAACGCGCATGTTTTGGCTGTACCGAACACGATATGAAGGAATCTATTGACTCCGCTATCCCCTATACTGACTACCACATGATCGCTATGTCTATGATGTCTGACGCGCAAATGGCTATCGAACGTAAAGACTATGAGTGGTCGCGCCAGCTGATTAATCGCGCCAAATGGGTGCTGTCTACCTACCAAGTGAGAAACTAATATGAATGACTTTACTGTGGCGCACGACCATCTCGTGTATGTTCTCTTCCGTGACCGCTATGGTTTTGCACCTGACTATTGCGGTGTCTTCTCCTCGCCCGAGCAAGCCACTGCGCGCATGGATGTACTGATGCAGGAAGAAATCGATGGCTTCGGCTATTCGTATGACTACATCGTCCGCCCTGTCCGTCTTGACTCAGGAGAATAATATGCTGAATTACCGCGATATCGAAAGTTACAAACTGTCAATGATACGCACTCTCAACGAGCGTGGATATCTTGCCACTCGGGTGACGCTGGCTGGCAACAGCTGGATTGCTCTGGTTCGTGGCGAGGGCTGGCGTCCTGTCAATGACCTGCTGACTGGGAAGCCTACTCGTGTTCCCGTTGACAATGACTTCATCACTTCTGTTATCTAATAAGGAAATATCACATGGCACGTAAAGCATCCACCTACATCGGCGACGATTCCCAAGTTGAATGGGGTCGCGTCTACACTCACGAAGAGATCGCAGAGCACATGGGCTTGACCAAAATGCGCGTCTGTCAGATCGAGAAAGAAGCACTTGCGAAACTGCGAGCGATTCCTGGAGCCGAGGAACTTCTTCGCGACTTCATGTATAACGATAAAGGTATTCGCTAATGAAACGATTCCACTTTCAAGTAAACACGACTGTCAACTACGACGTCGCCGAGATCGAAGCCAACTCCCTAGAGGAAGCCTACGAGAAGATGCGCTGGTACTACGCACAGCACAAAGGGTATGAGAGAATCGTCCATACTGTAAAGGAAGAACCTAATGACGATTTCAACGCATTCATGGGAATTAACGCACTATGAGCAAACGACAAATCACAATCACAATCACAGTCGATGACCTGCAACAATACTTCGAATGCTCGGAACAGGAAGCAAATCGCATCTGGGACGCAATCGACGAAGAAACTGACATCGAAGAAACACTCAACGAAGCTGCCATGGGCGACTTCAATATACTAATGTTTGACTATCAACGGAGAAACAACAATGCCTAATTGGTGCGACAATACACTTACACTGACTCACGAAGATCCGACTCAGATCGATCGAGCCATCACTGCTTTTAGAGAAGGAAAGCTGTGTCAGGAATTCCATCCGATGCAACCGCAACTCCTAGAGGACGAAAGCTGGTACAGCTGGCGCGTCGATAACTGGGGAACCAAATGGGACATCGGTGGTGAAACCGCAGGTCACGTTGACCGTCTCAGTGAAAACAGTGTCTATTTTGCTTTCGAATCAGCTTGGTCTCCGCCAGTGGAATTCTATTCTTTCCTAGTGGAAGAACTTGGCTTCACGGTTGATGCCATGTACTATGAGCCAGGAATGAACTTTGCTGGTCGATTCTATGACGGCGAGGATCAATTCGTCCAATGGTCTTCGCTCGAGGAAGCACGCGAAATCCTAGACGATGACCTAGACCAGCAGTTTGGCATCATCGAAGGCATGGAAGCATGGGAAGAAGAAAATGAATGACATCGAACTGGCACAAACTTTACGAACCGCAAGCGAAACTTACAAGCAGGAGAACATCGCTTTGTCTATGATTTTACTTATGGCTGCTGAACGAATCGAGAGGTTGACACATGAACGTGATATCAAGTTCACTAATGCTGGTGACTATATGAACCAATACAAGAAACCACCTGCACCGATGTGGGTCAATGCGTTTATCATTGGGCTATGCATTCTCACAGGTTTATTCATTATCTGGTGGAATCTCTGAATTATTTTACTAATTCACACTTTTACAGTATAATCATTGGTGTAGCCTAACACTATAATATGGAGTAAACATGCAAGTTACAATTAACGAAATTATTGATGCGTTGCGAAATTCAGTAACAGGTAATGACCTTGCCGATCGCGTCGAGAAGTATGGCATTGCAACAAAATGCCCAGAACCGCTGATTCGCACCCCACAGATGAATGACGAAGTGTATCGATAATGCCATTTCTCAATCATAACATTCCAACGATTACTTGTCTCATGCGAAACGAGTATCTGTTTAATCATAAGAAAGGTCATGGTGAGTTTACTCCCTGTGACGTTCATACTGTGGCTTCTATGGAGCGACGAGTTCCATTGTTCGAAGCATTCCTAGAGAATGGCGTCAACTGGACTCGCCGACCAATCACCGCATTTTGCTGGAAGCCTGATGCACCTATTCGACAGCTCAACGAGCATGTCTACTGGGATTGCTTTAGTTCCTACGTGGACGTTCAGGTTCGGTCGCGACTCAATCGCCTACGTGCCAAACTTATTACTCCCTCGGGCGAACAGCGCAGTGGGATTTATTTGTTTACACTTGACTGGTCTTTTGAGAACCGAGCGATGCTTGACACGAACTTCTCTGAAACGCCAGAGCACAAATGCGGTCACGTGTTTCAGATGGACGAGGGCAACTACTACGTCTATCCTAACAATCGTATCATCTGGCATGATAATG